ATGAAACCAACCATCGCTATGTTCATCAATGATCCAAAATGTTCAGTTCAATCTGGCAATGGTTTATTGAAGGCACTTGAGGACCATTACCATTTCAAACTTTTTTCTAAGAATGAAATGGAAGATGGATTCTTTGATAAGAATATAGATATGGTTGCCTTCCCTGGAGGCTTTGGTGATTCGGATTCTTTTGATACATTGCTTGGTAAGAACGGTAAATATGTTAGAAAATTTGTAGAAAGAGGTGGTAAGTATCTCGGTATTTGCATGGGAGCATTTTGGGCGGGTAAACACTACTTCAATATATTAGAAGATGTGGATGCAGTTCAATATATATCTCAACCAGGTACTTGTACAAGAAGACCTCACGCAAAGAATATGCCTACTTTATGGCAAGGTGGGTATTACCAAAATATGTTCTTCTATGATGGTCCAACTTTTATAGGTGATGGTGAGTATGAAACTCATGCTACTTATGCCAATACGGGTATGCCAATGGCTATTGTACAAAATAATATCGGACTAATTGGTTGTCATCCTGAAAGTGAACAATTTTGGTATGACAGTTATAGTTGGATGAAAGGTAAGTATCATGGTGGTTCACAACATGAGTTATTATTAGATTTTGTAAATGATTTGATGGAGAGATGATGGTGATAGCTGAATTGGTATTTGCAGGATTTTTTACTGCTATAGGGTGGTGGGGAGCAGAGCACTATGTGATAGAGCCATACTTTCCACCAAGTATCGAACAAACTGAAGAAAAGAAAACGAAATGAAAAGAATATTAAGATTTACAGCAGACTGGTGTAACCCATGTAAACAATTAAAAGAAAACATTGAACGGGCCGCATTAAAAACACCAATAGAGGTTATTGACATTGAAGTAGATAATATGTTGGCCACAGAATTTGGTGTTCGTAATCTGCCTACAATGGTGTTGATGGATGAGAATACTGAAATTAGTAGAGTTGTTGGACTTAAAACNCCGAAACAAATTAAAGAGTGGGTAGGAGAATGATTAAGAAAACCAATACAAACNTAACAGAAGGTCGTACTTCATTTAAACCNTTTAATTATCCATGGGCATATGAGGCGTGGTTAAAGCATGAACAATCACATTGGTTACATACAGAAGTACCAATGCTTGAAGATACTAAAGATTGGAAGAGACTAAATGAAATTGAGAAAAAATTCCTCACACACATTTTTCGTTTCTTTACTCAAGGAGATATTGATGTTGCTGGTGGTTACGTCACTAACTATCTTCCTTATTTTCCTCAGCCTGAAGTTCGTATGATGTTATTGGGNTTTGCAGCTCGTGAAGCACTACACGTTGCAGCTTACTCACACTTGATTGAAACTCTTGGTTTACCCGAGACAACTTATAACGAATTCTTAGAATATGCAGCCATGAAAGAGAAGCACGATTATGTGTTGAACATCTCTGGCCAAAACACAACTAAAGAGAATACAGCAACTCACATTGCTACATTCTCTGCCTTTACAGAAGGTATGCAATTGTTTTCCTCTTTCATTATGTTGCTAAACTTTCCAAGACATGGTAAGATGAAAGGTATGGGACAAATCGTCACATGGTCAATTGTTGATGAGACTCAACANACAGAGAACATGATTAAACTGTTTAGAACTTATATCAATGAGAACAATGAAATCTGGAATGACGAACTAAAAGGTCGCCTATATACGATAGCTGAGAATATGGTTAAATTNGAAGATAAGTTTATTGACTTGGCTTTTGAGATGGGTCCTATGGAAGAACTAACACCAGAAGATGTGAAGAAATATATTCGTTACATTGCTGATAGACGTTTGATATCACTAGGCCTAAAAGGCATATTCAAGGTAAAACGTAATCCTCTACCATGGGTCGAGGAAATGATTAACGCACCAACACACACAAACTTCTTNGAGAATAGAGCAACCGATTATGCAAAAGGTGCTTTGTCGGGAGATTGGGGAGATGTTTGGGCTCATTAAGGAGTTATAATGGATAAAACCATAACAGCAGAATGTCATAATTGCGAATCTAGCTATGATGTTGCCTATGTTGAAGAATTGACCTCAGCCGAATATCCAGAGTTTTGCCCGTTCTGCGGAGAAACCATTGATGAAATCACCAACTATATAGAGGATGATGAATTCAATGAGGATGAAGGATGGGACAATTAACATGGACTTATAATGGTGCTGAATTTACCGAGGAAATGATTAGTGATAATTATGGTTTTGTGTATCTAATAACCAACACATTAACCGGCAGGAAATATATTGGAAAGAAATTCTTCTACTCCTCTAAAACAAAAGTAGTAAAGGGGAAGAAGAAAAAATTTAAGGTATCCTCGGATTGGAAAACTTACTACGGGAGTAGTGCCGAGGTGACCAAAGATGTGTTACAATTGGGCCAAGAGAACTTTAGTCGAGAGATTATCTACCTNTGCAAATCAAAAGGTGAATGTGGTTATNTCGAAGCTAAAGAACAGTTCACAAAAGGCGCACTTGAAAGTGATGACTACTATAATACATGGATTATGGTGAGAGTCCGCAAATCACACATTAAAGGATTACAATGTTAGATTTTATGCACGAAATAAAAGAAATGGATTTTATTTCCTTTCTACCACATGATGACGATGATGATTCTTTAGCAATTATAAGCCAGGAGTATAAAGACGAATCCAGAGGAGAACCTGTTGATGCAACAGCTGTAGGTCCTTCTTATCATATTGTATTATTCAAATGGGACGAAGAATACCCTACACACATTGATAGTTTTGAAGCGGTCTTTTCTGATATCAGAGAATACATTTCAAATCTAATTCCCCAAAATTGGTATGGTGTTGCAGTAAGAAAAACCACAAAGTCCGAACCAATATTCCAGAATATACTTGACAACCTGAAAAAAGTGTGTTAGAATAAACGTTCGTTATGAAAGATTAAAATGATACTCGTTGATTTGAACCAAGTTTTACTATCTGGCCTTATGGCACAGATTAACAATTCCAAAAATGTTAAGTTGGAAGAAGACTTAATACGTCACATGATCCTGAACATCATCAGGACTCACCTAAAGAACTTCCGTGAAGAATATGGAGAAGTAGTACTGTGTTGTGACAACCGCAAGTACTGGCGCAAGGAATGGTTCCCACACTACAAGGCTGGCCGTAAAAAGGCGAGAGATAAGTCCGATTTAGATTGGCACTTAATCTTTGATATGTTGGCTAAGTTTAAGTTGGAACTAAAAGAATACTTCCCGTATAAATGTATAGATGTTGAGGGTGCCGAAGCCGATGATATCATTGGTACATTAGCTCCTCGTCATGTTATGCATGAAAACATTTTAATTCTATCAAGTGACGGTGACTTTCCACAGTTACAACAATACAACGGATTATCCAAGTATAAAATCAAACAATATAATCCTTCTTTGAAGAAGTATGTTGTATCTGAGAATCCTTTAAAGGATTTGAAAGAAAAGATTATTCGTGGCGATAAAGGTGATGGCATTCCTAACGTACTATCACCGGCCGACTGTTTTGTCAATGAGTTAAGACAGAAGCCAATTACCAAAAGTATCTTAGAGAAATTAATGACTACACCACCCGAACAATGGGAAGACGCTGAATCGTTAGTTGGTTGGTCACGTAATAAGATGTTGATTGACCTGACAATGATACCGGATGAAATAAAATCAAAAATCATAAATACGTATGAAGATGTTAAACCACCATCTAGAGGAAAAATGTTTAACTATTTTGTTGAAAATAAACTAACCAATTTAATGGAAGTGATTGAGGAATTTTGATGAAAAACTTATATGAAGTATTTGATGACTTTGAGGCTGCAAAGACCAAAAAAGAAAAAATGGATGTGATTGGTAAAAATCTTAATGCTACTTTAGTGGAAGTGTTAAGATTAACATATCATCCAAACTATCAATGGATGGTCACAGAACTACCAAATAATTATAAAATACCACAAGACGTATTACCAGGTATTACGCACGATACACTTAATAACCAACTGCGAAGAATCTACATTGTACAAAAGGGCAATGAGACAGCAGAGAAGTTAACTCCAAAAAGACGTAACGAATTATTGATTCAAATGTTAGAATCATTGGAACCCCGTGAAGCTGAAATTATAGCCGGTATTTTACGGAAAGACCAGGGAGTGGAAGGCCTAACTTACAAATTCGTAAAAGAAGCCTTCCCTGATATGTTACCATAACGGAGAAAATTTCGTGTCTAAATTTGTAGGTAAGTTTCGTAAAGATAGAGATACTTTTGAAGACTATAATGAAACTCAAAAGAAATCTAAGAAGTTCAAACAAAATAAGAATTTTAAACATTTTGAGGATATGGACTATTCTGGACAGGAATCCATATCATTGAGAACAAGAAACCGCAAACCGTTGTATTAATACAACAATCTGGTTGACTTGGTACCCATAATGTAATATAATAGATATTCCGTTAACAAGGAGTGTTTATGTTACATTATGGTGCGTTACCAAAGTCCAAGAAAAAGAAACCACCGAAGGCTGTGAGAGAGCAGTACGAACAGTGGTTGCTTAAACATTCCCCCAGCAAAAAACTAAAACCAGTAAATACCACCAACTGGTCGTATAGTCTATCCACGCCACCAGGACGTGAGACTGTGCGCCATCCATCATTGAGTACTGGACTAGGTGTTGCAACAAAACCTGCAGCTAAAGTCTATACAGGTTCAATGGTCAAAGGTATTGCTACAATGCATAAGTCCAACGCCGTGCCGGTTTTCACCGATGAGCAGGCCGTGGACATTTCAAGAATGAGACGATAAAATGAATACTAAAGTTACACTTGTTGTTAAAATACAACGACCTCACTGCCGTACACCAATTAAACCTTTACAAACTCATAGGAGTAGTGTACAATACAATCGTAAGCCTAAACATCCAAAGAGAGGAAATAGTTATGAGTGAATATACAAACCAACTTCAGCGTAAACCAACAGAGTACCAAACCGAGTTGAATATGCTCGATGATGTGACCAAACAATGGGCTATCATGTCCTTGTATGAACAAGATTTGGAAGCTTACCATGAACTGAAAGAAAAAAATGACAGTCTGTAAGTATGAAGATTTATTCCAGGATATTCCTGGCGATTCTGCTAATGTAATGTTAACATTTACCCCAGAGATGCTCGAAAAATCTGGTTGGAAAGAAGGTACCATACTTCAAATTGAAGTAATTGATGGTAGTTTACACATAAGGGAAAAAGATGGAACTAATTAATTCCAAATCAATATTGGCCAAGTTGATGGCAACCGAAAATCTTACGGTAGAACAAAGAGTAGTCCGTACGGCTTTCTTTGATGTTGAGAATCGAGTATTGACCGTTCCAATCCTGGACAATAAAATATCTAGCGAACTTTATGACCTTTTTATGGGACATGAGGTTGGCCATGCTCTCTATACACCTAATAATGGTCTTAGAACTGCCCTAGAGTCTGGTATTGACCAAACTATTATAAACGTGGTCGAAGATTCCCGTATTGAACGTAAAATCAAACAAAAATATCCAGGACTATCCAAGTCCTTTGTGAGAGGATATACCGAGTTGATTGAACGCAATTTCTTTGAGACTGAAGATATAGACCTGAATAAATTGAATTTATCCGATAAGATCAACATTCATTGTAAAGGCGGTCCAACCCAAGGCATCAAATTCAACGGAGTTGAGCGTTATTTGTTGGATAAAGTTGAAAGTACTCAAACTTTTGAAGATGTAATCGAGGTTTCGAAAGAAATTGTTGAGTACATGAAAAAAGAGATAGAGGAAAAAGAAAAACAGAAGCGAAAAGGTCAACAAAAGCAAAATCCTGAAACAAAACCGGAAGATGATGAAGTTCCTGGTCAAAATTCAGCTTCAGGCAATCAAGACGAACAAGAAAAAGACGAACCGAAAAGTTCCGGCAAGTCTAATTCTGAGAAAAGTGACAAAAAAGAAGACGGCAAAGACAATTCGCAAAAAAATTCTGAAAAATCAGATTCTAAAGAAGAAAAAAGTGAAGATGAGACTAAGAACGCAAGTGATTCTGAGAAAGGACACACCAACAGAGGCGCTCAAGAGCAACTAAAAGCTCATACAGACGAAGCTTTTCGCAAAAATGAATCAAAATTGTTCGATTCTAAAGCGAAAGAATTCTTGTATGCTAACATTCCTGACATGGATCCAAATAAAATCGTATTTGATTACAAGGATTTCTATTCAATCTACAAAAAAGGCAATGGTAACGGTTATCAATACTTCTCAAGTAAGAAAGAATTCAATAAAATTCGTCAAGAATCAACAAAAGTTGTGTCTTATCTTGTAAAAGAATTTGAATTGCGTAAAAATGCCGACCAAATGAAGAAAGCTTCAATGGCCAAAACTGGAGATTTGAATATGAGTAAGATTTTCTCTTACCAATTCAATGATGATATCTTCAAAAAAATATCAATCACACCTAACGGCCAGTCACACGGTCTTGTAATGGCACTAGATTGGTCCGGTTCTATGGGTAACCATATTGCTAACACTGTGAAGCAACTATTCAACCTGGTTTTATTCTGTAAGAAGGTTAATATTCCTTACGAAGTATATGCCTTTTCAGTTGATTCTCCCACTGAGCACCTCATTAAAGTTGAACCGAAAAAAGATGATTTGTCATTAAATACGTTTGCCATGATGAATATTCTATCAAGTAGAATGTCTGCATCGGAATTCATGTATGCAGGTTCTGTTCTTTGTGCACTCGCTGGTATTGGTCGTGATGAAGGTGAAGAACGTTGTTACTGGACTATACTTTCAAGTACTCCTTTGAACCAAGCGATTGTGGCTTTGATGAAAATTGTGCCAGAATTTAAAAAGAGAAACAAATTACAAATTGTAAACACGGTTTTTCTGACCGATGGTGAGTCGGATGGTATGCAGGGAGTATATGCCTTATCCAGAACTTTTAACAATAAAGAAGTTCTTGAGGGAAAAGGAATTTATGGTTATGACACAATGATTGTCCGTGATCCAAAGTCTAAACACCAAGTGACAATTAAACAATGTTGTTCAGGTTCTAATGTAACAACAGGACTTATAAAGTTGTTCAAATTGGTAACCAACAGTAAAGTTGTAGGATTTTACATTCTTGCTAGTAATGAATTCAACCGTAAGATTTTTAGATATTATGATAACTTGACTGATAGTGTCTTGGCCAAGGCCTATGCCTCATTTAGGAAAGATAATTACTCTGTGGTAACCTCCGCTGGTTTTGACGAGTACTATCTGTTACGTTCACAAGGTATGTCTATTGAAGATGGTGAACTGGAAGTAAAAGAAAATGCAACCACTCGTGGCTTAGTTGCTGCCTTCAGTAAGTACACTGGCAACCGGTTAAATAACCGTGTTGTTCTAAACCGTTTTATTAATTTAATTGCATAAGGAGAAATTATGAAAATTGCAAGTATAGAAAAGTCTNCTGACCAGNCTTCTTGGGTTGTTTCCATCACAGAAGATGGTAAGGTAATCAAATCAACTATCGTACCAGGTACACATGAACAGGCAACCTCAATTGCTGAAAGCATGTTGACAGAATCAAAAGCNGAACCTAGATTGTTGAATGGCTGATATGAAAAAGATTAGTAATGAGACCAAGGAGATTTTCTGTATTGCTCAGGAAGAATGTGCTGAAGTGACCCAGGCCATTTCTAAAGTTTTTAGATTTGGTATGGACTCTGTACATAATGACCGAACCAATAAAGAAAGATTGGAGGAAGAAACTGGGGACCTTTTGGCTATGATTGAGATTATGATGGAGAAATGTATCATATCTGATTCTGCTGTCAATGAAGCTAGAATCGCCAAAAGAGAGAAGTTAAAAACTTGGTCCACTATTAAAGGGTTATAAAATGGATTGGTCTAGATTTAGTGAATTGGTAGAGAAACACTTTGATTGTTCGGATGCAGCCGTTATTCATCCGGACGATTTGGTGATTGGTGAAAATTTATCTCCGTTCCCGGAAGTAAAACTCACATTTGAAGGATTTGGTGATTTAGAAACCGATGATAATTATGTTGAAGGTGGTGACACCAACATGAGGTCTTTTG